GCTCAGGCACTTGCGCAAGGCATCAAAATTCAAACCCGATCAGGGGATGTACGCAATGACATAACTATCAAATACGGCACAAATTCAAGCAATGAAACATCGGATGAGGATTTGGCGTCAGTGGCAGTATTTGGTCGCTTAGGTCAAATCATCACGACTACATTGCACGATCACGCGGATGCAGTCAATCAGGCGGCGTTTTATCTGACACTCAGGGCATTTCCACAAGCAATGATGCAGTCAATTACCTACGAATTGACCAATCCTGAATTGGATGATGCGGATCGTGATTCATTGATTAATATATTTATGGGGCTGCCGTTGCGAATTGCCGATATGCCCAACAATATGACAGCAGGTCAATATCTCGGATTCGTTGAAGGCTGGCAATTCCAGGCAGGGTACAACACGCTTTCGGTGACGGCTTTATTGTCTCCACTGGCGTATTCAATCCAGGCTTTAAAGTGGGAAGAAGTCAGCGTGTCGGAAGCCTGGAACACCATCACAAACACACTCACGTGGGAAAATGCGCTAGTCGTAGCATAAGGAGAAAATATGAGCAACCCGACCACCCCCTTTTCGTGGCAAATGCCGACGAACACAGATTTGGTCACCGATTTACCTGCCGATTTTGAAGTCTTTGGTCAAGCCGTCGCAACGTCAATGGCTGATTTATTAGGCGGCACGTCTGGTCAAATTCTGTCAAAGGCTACAAATGCCAATATGGATTTCATTTGGATCAATAATGATCAAGGTGACATCACTGGAATCACCGCCACGTCACCACTTACAGGTGGCGGCACATCAGGTGCAATCACCGTGGGAATTCAAGCATCATCGACAACTCAGTCAGGTGCAGTGCAACTCTCAGATTCAACATCGACAACATCATCGGTTTTGGCGGCAACACCAACAGCGGTCAAATCCGCTTATGATTTGGCAGCAGCAGCAATTCCAAAATCAACGGTGACGACAAACGGCGACGTGATTTACGCAACGGGATCAGGTGCGGTCACTCGATTGGGAATTGGATCAACTGGTCAGGTTTTGACCGTTGCGGCTGGAATACCATCGTGGGCAACTCCTGCTGGCGCTGGCGGTGGACCAGCATTTCAGGCTTACAGCACACCACAGCAATCCGTTTCATCAAGTACAAATACAAAAGCAACAATGACCAATGAAAAATTTGATACGGCTGGCAATTTCGCATCTAGTAGATTCACACCGACGACATCGGGATACTATCAATTACGTGGCGCTATTTCTTACACAGCAGGTGCAGACAAAACATCCAGAGCAATGATTTATTTCAACGGTTCACCTTATGTCGGAAGCAACAGTGCATCATTAGGTCCATCCATTGCAAATCCAACTATTCAAGTGATAAATCTGATTTATTTCAACGGTTCAACAGATTATGCTGAACTTTACGGATGGTCAGACTCCGCATCACCTGAATTTTATCAATCATCATTCGAAGGGGTATGGATTAGATCGTGACACTTTATGAAAAAATTATTGCAGCATTTCCTGAATTGGCAAACAATCCTGATTTAGATCGATTAGGAATTGTCATTCAAAATGATTCTGACGGTGAAGGTGACTACATCGCCAAATGGGAATATGAGAAACCATTGCCAAAGGGTTTCAAAGTCGGAAAATGATCCAAAAGTCACAAAATGGCTGGACGGCATCAAAAGTCCGAACCGAAATCGGTATCGAATCATTTCCCGTGCCTGGAACAAAACTGAAACTGGCGTGTGCCAAAGCGGTTGCGCCATTGCTAGTCGGTTTCGCAGCTGAATTCCACGAATTGATCGAGCCGATCGATGAAGGAACACTGGACGATTGGGGATATGCATACCGCGATGTGCGTGGATCGACGACATTTCTCAGCAATCATTCGAGTGGTACAGCAATCGACTTAAATGCCACGAAACATCCTTTGGGCAAAGTGGGAACATTTCCAATCGAGAAAGTACCGATGATCCGTGCGCTGGCAAAAAAATATGGTTGCATTTGGGGTGGAGATTACAGAAACCGCAAGGATGAAATGCACTTTGAAATTGCTTTGACGCCAGCGAAAGCCGCTGCGTTGATCGAGAAGTTAGGACAATCAAAATGAAACAATGGAAAGCACTTGGCGCATCTTGGTTGCGTTCATTCATAGCCGCTGGACTTGCCGTGTTTATGGCTGGAATTACTGATCCAAAAGCCATTTTGATGGCTGGCGCAGCAGCAGTCGTACCCGTCATTTTGCGATATTTGAATCCTAAGGATTCGGATTTTGGCGTCAATGCCAAATGACGGAAGCAATCACAGCGATTGGACTGATCGCCGCTGCCACCATTTCGGCTATCGCTGCAATATTTGCGGCTAAGGCTGAGAGGAATTCCCGACCCGTCAGCAATGGATTTGCTGATGCCATTCGAGGAGACGTCCGTGAAATTCGTACCCTGCTCATCGAGCATCTAAAGGATCACCCGAAGGCTTAGACACGCCGAATTCCACGCGGAATCCTTGCAAATGTCAGCCCAATGCGTCACCTTATGACTTAGGGAGACTCCAACAAATCTCCCATCGGGAGTAAGAAAATGTACACATTCGCAGAAACAGCCGCTTGGATGCTATTTGGCGTTTTAGCAGGATTCACCGCTGGATACACACTTGGATTCAAATCAGGTCAGGTTGAAGGATTCGTCAGGGGCAAGATCGCTGGACGTAAGGGGATCAAATAAATGTCATTCCTGGACGGATACGAAACGGTCAATCAGAAAGTCATTCGCCTACACGCTACATATCCAACAAATCGCATCGAGACATCGATCATCGACTGGAATCCTGAAAAGGGATACATTTTGATCGAGTGCCGCATATTCCGTCACTATGAGGATGACAAGCCAGCAGCCATCGATTATGCACACGGGATGGTCACTGCCTATAACGTGCAAATGAAACGCTGGTACGTCGAGGATACAGTCAGCAGTGCAATAGGACGCTGCGCAAGCGTGGTTTTAGGTACAGAGACAAAGCCCAGTCGTGAATCGATGGAACAGGTCGAAACGCTGCCAAAGGCTTTCATCGATGATGATCCCTGGTCACGTCCATTCGGCGAGGATGGATTTACGACAGCATCAAGCGCCATCGATGACATCAAAGCGCAATTAGGTGGAGAACTTATTGCCGAAGCGCCAAAGTGCGTTCACGGGCATCGTGTATGGCGTGAAGGCGTGTCATCTAAGACGGGCAAGGAATGGGCAAATTATTCCTGTACTGAAAAATCAAAGGCTACTCAGTGCGCACCGCTTTGGTACGTCCGTGCAGCTGATATGCAGTGGAAGCCGCAGGTATAGCCGTGGGTGAAATGGAAATGATCAATCTAAATACAGGAAAAAAGACAACATTTCAGATCGATGGAACAGTCGTGACTGAGCAGTCAGCAATCAAGATTGATTGGTGTGACAAATGCGCAAAATGGAAATCAATGGATTTTGGTCGATATGAGCAATCCGACGGCATCACATTGCTTTGGTTTTGCCAGGAGTGCAAATGATTCCAGTCAAACTAAACCACGATGAGGAAATGATGTGCGCCAAAGCAGCGTTCGATCGTGCAGTAGGGTCGGAAGGATTGACGGATTATTCCGTGCAAAAACTAAATCTATTTCAGGATATTGCACGAATGGCTGAATCCATCGGTGCGGAAAATGCCGTCGCCAAATACTTTCAAATTGATGAATGGATACCCACCGTCAATACGTTCAAGAATCAGGCAGACGTCGGATGGAATCTTGAAGTCAAGCACACACCCTGGAAGTCTGGATGTCTGATTCTACGTGATCGCGATCGAGCAGATGACATCGCAGTCTTAGTAACAGGCAATTCCCCAAATTTCTACATCGTCGGCTGGATACCAATAGGAATGGCACGGCGTCCATCACGCCAACGTGGAGATGGTTCATATTGGATCAATCCATCAGACTTGAATCCCATCGAGAATTTGAATCGGAGTATCTATGCTCGAAATTATCAGGCTTGATTGTCGCGTCGAAAAGAAATCAACAGATCACAAAAT